CTCTCTTGGCTGAAATGTTGTCATGGCAGCAGAAAAACCACTGCGTGACTAATAATGGCGTCCGTTATAAAGTGGTGGGTGGGCGTATGTCCGGCGACATCAACACTGCGTTGGGCAACGTCCTTCTCATGGTCCTTATGGTTATGGCCGCCATGCGTAAGCTGGGCATTACAAACTACCAAATTATGAATGATGGTGACGACTGCTTGATTATCATGGAGAGGAAAGATTTTGCCAAAGTGCGTCAGCACCTTGTTAGCATATTCCTCGAATTTGGTCAAGAGTTAAAAATCGAGAATATTTCCTATGATATCCATGATGTGATCTTTTGCCAGTCGAAATATACTTACACTGGCATGGGGTATGCTATGTGCCGAAATTGGCGCAAGGTGTTATCTCAGACTTGTTCTGGTACAAAGCATTGGAACGATCCGCATATGGTTAGACCGATGATGGGCCTCATTGGCGACTGTGAAGTCGCCATGGCTAGCGGGGTGCCCATATTGCAAGCTTATGGCCAGGCATTACAACGAAATAGTCATGGCCTTAGAGCCAAGATCACACATATGGATTCATCATATGCGTATAGAGTCGGCCTCAACATCGGGGAAGACATACCGACTCTGCCCGGTTTGCCGATAAGCCCGACGGCGCGCCTTGAGTTCGAAAGAACCTGGGGCGTGCCTGAGTGGGAACAGTTGCGGATAGAAGAAATTCTGTCCACCTGGACGGTGGATACCGTGGTTGCACATGATGTCCCGGTGGAGCTCGATGCTACTTGGCTTCCATGGTACAACCCGAATGTGCAAATTCCAGCGATTTATTAGGAGCGAAGCGTCGGTCGCGGTAGTGTCCAAAGGGAGGGGATGCCCTGCCACGGATAACAACGTGCTGACGGAACCTGTGGTGGACTGTCCGACCCTAGTCGCATGGCACTAATTGAAGTTGCATGGAAATAGCCGCTCAAACTAATCAAGCAGCCTATCGGAGGCCGTGTGGAAAAACACTCATCTGAGTGGGGCCACCACACGACGC